CTTGGCGTTAGCTAAATTCGTCGCACCACTATAAGCTGGGTGATTGTCTGCATACTCATCATCATATTGATCATAGATTGTGCCTGTAACCCAATCATATCTTGGTGCAAGCAATACTGCATCTGATGCTTGTATTCTTTTAACGAAAAGCATATCCTGACGATAAGTCGCCTGATAGTATTGAGAATCACGTGGAGTCTCTGGAGTGGTATCATCCGTCCAAGATCTTGCACGTGATGCGAACATATAGAAAAAGTCGTTCTCATTGAATATATCTCTATAAAAAGAACGAGCATTTTCTACATTTGCAGCTTTTCTAAGCAGTAATGCCATAGTTTCTAACTCCTAACTGTTAGGTTTACGTGTCAGAAACTGTAAGTGTCCAAGTAATCTTCAGTGTATCTGCAGCACCTTTGTTCACAACTGAAAAAGTTGTACGACATAACATTGTGCCAGAAGAGGATGCGTTAAATACCCCTGCTTCTGTAACAGCACCTGTTCCTGTACCAGCTGGAAAATCACCTACATACTCAACAGTATTAGTTGAGACAGTTTGTGATGTCAGTGTTACACGAGAGGAACTAATTGCTGTTTCCAACGCTGTGTTACCAGCAGCTGGAGAAGTAGTGCCTGTACCAACTTCCATATGTGACATACGAGTTGCTGGTGAAGAAGCACCGAGTCTATCGGCGATATGGTTAAGACCAGTGGTCACAACCAAGTTCTTCACTTCTTGCTCTTCTTTCAGATTTCCATCTGCATCGAAAAGCTGGATTCGAACGCGACCTAACGCATTCATTTTTTCTACATCAAGAATCATTTTTTTCTCCTAGTTGATGTGTTTTAATATTAATATCTGTTCCTTATTTATAACGAATTTATACGCCAATTAAGAAATACTTCTAACTTCGCCAACATAATCTTCAGCGAAATAATCTCCTGCATAATTCTGAGCGATAATTTGACCGCTTTCGCCCCAAGCTATTTCTTCTGTCTGTGCACCAGTGAATAATAATACACTTGCATCATCGAATTCATAAGCATCTGTTCTTACAGTATCAGATTCTTTTGCTACTGCTTGAGACCAATCAACAGATTCTGTTTTGACAAGATTTGGTTGTTTTGAAACAACCTCAGACCAATCAATACTTTCTGTTTTATTTAGTTCTACAACTCGTGTAACAGTTTCTGACCAGTCAACAGAATCTACTGGCTCACGAAGAATAACGAGTAAAAGGTCAACTAATTCAGACCAATCAACCGAATCGGTGATAGCAGGTAAATGTACGTCTTTCGCAACAGCTTCTGACCAGTCAACGCTTTCAGTCTTAGCCATTGTAACATCAAATTTATTAATCTGATCATCCACATCTGGGCTCTCAACTTTACCAAGATGAGGGAATAACAATATAGTATCAGTTGATGCACCTGTTCTCTGATCAGCCCAATCTACTGAATCTGTAATTGCTGGTTTGTGGAAGAATAATACTGGTACATCCTGAACGAGTGGATTCTCAATTTCAGCAAACAGACGGAATACGATAACATCAGGAAGTGCGTTAAAGTTTTCGCCCATGTTTACTGTTTGCAATATCTGCAAATCAGTCCAAGCTATCATACCTGCAGGGTGTGCAATACGATCTAGTAATTCACCCCATTGTGTTTTTGGTCTAGAAGTTCTTACTTGATATGCAAAGTTTTGATAGACTGCGTTGTCTTGAATTTTGTTTGCATCAGACAAGAAACCACGAGAGTTTTTAAATGCTCCAGGAAATGTATGAGAGAAACCTGTGTTACAAGTAATTGTTGCCGTTTCATTTGTTTCAGATCTAAGAACGAAATCAAAAGTAGATCTTTGGAAACCTGTACCAGTTGATATAACTTCAAGCACAGATGGATACTTATTTGCATCTAGAGTTTTTATTCGTACCAGTGCGTTGTTATCAATACCTGTGATTGTATAATCTTGTGCAAAGTAATCTATTGCATATACACCAAGAATATCACCAGTTTCTGAAACTTTAAATGTTTCACCTATAACAAACCCACCATTTGTAGTGCCTGAGTTTGTTTTAAGTGCGACACTATTAAGCACACGTGTGAGGAATGCAGTCTTATTATCAATAACATCACCAAGACCTTCAAGACCAATCCAAGATCTTACTGCATCGGTATTAAGAATTAAAGTTGGTACGTGATTATATCCAACACCCTGTACGTTGTTAACAAATACTGTATTAGATAATGAGCCATTCGTCAACCTTGTATCAATAACTGCTGTGGTTGTAATAGTATCTGCTGCATTTGGTTGAATGATAACAGCAGGGTTTGCAGAATAACCTGCACCAGCATTGGTAATAGTTACTGAGAAAATTTTACCGTTTGTGATTGTAGCAACTTTAAATGTAAGTGCAGCTGCTCCACCGCCACCTAAAAGTGAGTCTGGTATTGTAATCGTTTCATCTGGTGCATAATTATCACCAACTGTATCGACTGTAATAGTTGCTGCACCAGAGGAGTTTACAACTACTGTAAATTGTGCACCTGAACCATTTCCGTTTGTAGTAAAGCCAGTATCAATATCATATGTTCCTGCAGTTCTTAGTGCATCTGCTGCACCGATAGTTCCTACAGTTGCAATCCTACCACCAATAACAGCTGTCAATTCACCCTCAACACCCTGTCCAGGAATTATCGTGCCTCCAGGAAGGTCAAGAGTCATCTCATATGCAGTTGGTGCAGTATAAGCAATTTCTTTAACACGAGTTACAGATGTATTAATTACTTTCCTTGCTGTAATAGATGCTGTCGATTCGTAATAGTGAACATCGACACGTTTACCTCTAAGACTTAGAGGATCTGGTTGTGGAGATATTTCAGTATTTGCATATGCTTTGATTGTTAATTCTTTTTGGAAGATACCATCAGAGGGTCTTAATATAAATTCTGATGGAAGGAATACCTCAACATCTTCATTGAACAACATTTTAAAGAATTGTTCAACACCTTTTCTTGAACCCTTTGATTCGAAAAAGTCTCTGACGTGTTTAATAAGGAGTCTTGAATCAACCTCAGCAGAAGCTGGAAAGTCAATTGCATATTGCTCTAATAATGGTTGTAAGAAATCATCTGTGGCTTCTATATTGTGATCAAGATTTAATTTGTCGATTAACTCTTGAAGAAGATGATTTGGAGCGTGTTTCGTTTGACCGTCTACAAGATTTAATGCACCCAACTCAGTTGGTCCAAGATCCATGTATCTAAAGTAATCTTTAATAAACCTTGCAAAGTTAGGATATTCTGTATGAATAAACTCTGGTACTTGAGAATCAATAAGATACGACATATTGTCGTGAAAATATGCAGGTTGTTTAGCAAGTGTATTTAAAACTGGTGTAAGGATTGCACCATTACCGCCACCAGTTAGTTGAGCAATAGTAAATGTCATATCAGTGGCATTGTTTACGCCACCAATAGAGATATCTGTTATTGTAACAATTTCCCCTTCACAATACTTAGATCCTGTGGTTGTAACAGTAACAGAAGTTACTGCACCATTTGAATCTACAACGACAGTTGCAAGTGCACCTGTTCCAGATTTTGAAGATACAATTGGAATCCCAGTATATGTTCCAGCATCTCTTCTAGTATCTGCAACAGTTGTGCTTGTAAGAGATGAAGTTCCAAGACCAATACCAGAACGAATTATAACTTCAGGCGTAGTACCATAACCATCACCCTCATTAGTTATTGTAACTCCTGCAATTGAACCGTTTTGAATATCTAAAGTAGCAACTGCTTGAATCTGATCAGACTCAGGACTTCCAGAGGGTGCAGATATAAAGAGTTCTGTTTCTCCTGCAATTGAGGAATAATTATTACCTGCATTGGTAATAGCAATCGATTCTATAAACCTTTTAAATCTTGGTGCAGATCTAGCCATTATTATCTATCCGTTATTCTTGCTTCTAATTTTACGGTGGTTCCTGCTCTTATATTGTTTGGGATATCAGGTGTTGAGTTGTCTTGAGACAAAATATAGTTTTTAGAGGGTTGTGGTACAACTGCGGAACCATTTTCATTTATTTGTGTTGTTCTAAGTAAGATATCTGTTTTAATATCTTTTTGACTTTCATGCGGTTGACAAGTTACACTCAATGTAGAGTGAGAACCAGATATCGCTTGAATATTAAGTGCATTGAATTCTATTTTACCTGTATCATAATCAATAGTTCCTGCGTTTGCATCCACAACAACATTTTTATCTGATGTTTTAAGTACGATTGTTCCTTTACCATTATATGCTGGTGCAACGACATTAGAGTCAGGAACATCTGCAGCATAAACAGAGTAAGTTGCTTGGTCAATTTTAGCACTAAAGAATCCACTTGAAACTGAAAGTGGTTGAACCTTATTATTGAATGGTAATGTATATTTAACGATTGTATTTAAAGATGGTGTTACTCTTTTTTGTAATCTTAGTTCTAAATTAACGGCAATGAAAGAATTTGATAAATTAACAATCCTAGATGAAAGGACAGAATAATAAAAGTTCCTATCCAATGCGTTTAGTTGTGTATCAAAATAGCTAGTGATTTCATTATTTACAAGAGTTGTTAGTGCACCCTCTGTTAATGTAGTTTTCTTAGAGTCATATGTAACACCAACATTCAATCCTATGAAAGTAAATTCTGGGTCTACAAACTCAGCTGTAATAGAAACTGGTTGTCTTGGTGCAATAGTTTCTCTTAGCAGAGTATCTTTATCATCTTGTGTAATTACCAATCCAGGTTTTGCTTGCAGTGAAATAAACACCTTACCATAAATTGGTGGGTCATTATCCTCACCACCCCAGACAGCAACTGATTTTACGTTTGGGTTTGAAGAAAGAATAAGTGCTTGATAATCATTACTCGTTACCGCTCTATTTTTCGTGGCGTTAAATCTAGGTGCATTGAAACGAATGCTGTCTACAGTTTCTTGTTCTGCACCACCAGATGACTGAGTTACAAGACTTACAGAAACTGTTTCACCACTTCCAATAAATACGCTAGGCGGTGTAAATGATTTTATACCGTTTGCTGCTGGACCACCTGCTGCAATGTAATTAAGACGAACAATATTACCTGCTGTTAATTTTCTACCAATAACACCATCACCGAATCTTACTTCATAAAATCCATTTAATGCTTCTTCTATAAAAAATATGTTTGAAGTTGATGTAACATTTAAAATATTATCTGCAAAATTAAATGTTGTGCTTGTACTATCACTTATACTTTCTTGAACAGAAACAGTAACTGTTGTTGTATCAACATTAGGATTAGCCATTAAGACTGGTCCAGATAAAGAAGTTGCGTCTATGATTTCTGAATTATCAACTCTAACTCCTTCTACGAGTCTTACATCTGTAAAATAAAATCCGTCTACACCATTTACTTGTGTTTTGTTTACTGTATAATCTTTGTCTGGAAAAAACTTAAATGTTTTACCGTTAGAAGAAGCTGTGAATACTCTTTCTTTTGATAATGTAAAAGAACTGCTTGTATATGAAGAAGGTATATTTGTGATTGTAAGATTAATTACAGCAGCCGAAGCACGAGCAGATCTTGCTGTATAACCCATAGTTTTTGCAATAGAAGCAACCGAACTTCTTTTAACTGCAGAGTCTAAGAATGCTTCATTAGTTACCATATGTGCTAACATTGCATTATATTGAGTATTGTATGCTAATAGATCCATCAAAACGGAAAGACCAGACGCTTCAAAGTCGTAATCAGAATATTGCGACTGATCAGACAAGAAAGTCTTTAGGTTTGTTTTGATTTGATCAAATTCTAATTCTGTTAATTTTCTTACTGCCATTTTAGACTCTTTTTATTTTCTTATGCGCCAACAGTTACCGTTCCTGCTGCACCTGTTATTGTTCCTGGACACGATACAGTTGCCCCCTGATATGCTAATGGTTTGCCACCAACTAAAACTGTTGTACTTCCAGATGTTACTGTCTGACCAACATGTGGTACACAACTCGAACCAGATAATATTGTGTGTGCTTGTAATTGACTTCCAACGACAGCTGCAGAGACTCCATCAATTGTAACACCAGCTGCAAGTGCAACATTAGTTCCTGATGTATCAATCGGAACTGCTGTTTGGCATCCATGTGCATTTGTTGTTATATCTCCTAAGTGTGCAGCAAATGGCATTATCTTAATCTCTCTAATACGTTTGTGTAGACCTGTGGCTCTTTCACACCGACTACATAAAATTCTATTCTTATTTCGTAATTATCCAAATCAAAATTTGGATTACATTGAACATCAATCAATTCAATTCTTGGTTCGTAATTAGTCAAAGTCGTTTCAATTTCTTTTTGCATAATACTACTTACAAAGTAATCCATTGGTTCAAACAATAGATCGTAAATGCCAGAACCATAGTTCGGTTGAAATGGTTTCTCGCCTTTCCTCGTCAACAAGATATTTTTTAATGCTTGTTTGACGGCATTTACATCTACTTTTTTACCGACATCTTTTGTAAGAAGATTTGGCTTGAATGCCATGTCGATATCTTTGTAGACTCTTTTTGGT